CAAAATCGTTTAGGTGGAAAATACTTTACACCATATAAAGGAAAAGTTACTGAACCTTATTTAGATAAAGGATATGTATATGCTTCACCTGCACAACCAAATGCAATTAGTGGTACTGATGTAAGATATTGGTTAAGTGCTGGGACTGAAGCTGATAGAAAGAAAGGCTTTATAAAAGCATATCCTAAGTTTGATGAGCAAATATTCAAATTAATAACACTCAAACTTAAATCCTTAAAAGAATATATCAACGAAGAAATTAAATTAAATGTTAAGGTTGGTGACCAAATCCTAATGGGTAAATTTAAAAACAAAAAAGTTGTTGTTAAATCTATTGGAAAAGATGAATGGGGAATGCCAACAATCAATGGTAAGAAAGCAGTAACATTTAGAATCCCTAAAAAAGAAAATCTAAAAGAAGCAACTGGCGGAAGTGGTGGCTTTACTGCTGGAGATGAACCAGATATGTCATTTGTTGCAGATGGACAAAAAAGAATATTAAATAAAGCTAAACCTGAAAATTGGTATAAGCAAGGTGGATATATTCAATTACAAGAACCTAAAGCAGATGCTATGAGGGGTAGGGGTAAAACTAAAGATAAAGAATCTCAATTTAGAAAAGCAATTTATAAAGTACAAAATGTAGTTCAAAGTACACTAAATCCAGCAGATGACCCACACACCATAGAAAATTGGCAAGAAGTTAATAGAGAAACACCTTTAGAAAAACCTAAAAGATTTTGGGAATTGCCTAAAAATCAAAAAACTCAGATAATATCAAAAGAAGATATAAACGAAATCATTGATGAGCTTGAAGATTCTTTGTTAGATGAAATGGGATTGCCAGGCGGAGCAGGTGTTGGTTTAAGTTTGGCTGGTGGATATATCAATGGAGCACCAAATCCAAAAGATGTTAATAAATTAAAATCTAAGTTGGATAAAGATGGTAGTGAAGAATACACTAAAGTAAAAGAAGATAAAATACCTGGTGGATTAGCTAAAGGTATGACTTTATCGGATATCGCTAAACATCACAACGTAAGTGTAGCAAATATTAAGCAAGAATTTATTAAAGGATATGCGGTAGAAAGAGAGCATACAACTGATATTGATGTTGCAAAAGAAATTGCATTAGACCATTTATACGAAGACCCAAATTATTATAGTAAGTTATCTAAAATAGAAACTCCATTAAGTGAGGGTTTACTTTTAGAAGGTGGTGCATATGGACATATGAACCATCCATTTGATATTGAAATGAATCTTACATTTGGTGACCTTAAAAATATTGTAACTAAAGCACTAAATGGTGATTTGGAATTAGCAAGAGAAAAAACCGATGGGCAAGCATTAGCAATAAGTTGGGTAAATGGTAGATTGGTTGCAGCAAGAAATAAATCTCACCTTAAAAATAAAGGTGAAGGTGCAATGACTATTGGACAAGTTGCACAAAAGTTTGCAGGAAGGGGTGGATTGACAGATGCATATAATTTTGCTATGAAAGACCTTTCTCAGGCAATATCACAATTATCAGAACCTCAACGTAAAATGATATTCAAAGGTGGTAGTTGTTTTATGAATTTGGAAGTAATATATCCAACATCGGTAAATGTAATTCCGTATGGACAACCTTTATTAGTATTTCACGGAACGTTTGAGTATGATAAAGAAGGAAATATAATTGGAGAAAATCAACAATCCGCTAAAATATTAGCTGGTATGATTAAGCAGGTGAATGGACATGTTCAATCGAAATATACAATTCAAGGACCTCCAATGCAAAAACTTCCTAAATCCGAACATCTTACCAAATTGCAAGGAAAGTATATAGGAATGATAAACAAACTTCAAAAAGAGTTTGGGTTGAATGATTCAGATGGAGTAGCTGATTATCATCAAGCTTGGTGGGCAAACTTTGTAGAGAAGGGTGGTAAAAAATTAGATACACAAGAAAAAATAGGATTGGTTAAAAGATGGGCTTTTGGTGATAAATCATTCCGTATTAATACAATTCAAGACGCTAAATTAAAAGCTTGGGCTGAACAAACTGATAAGCAAGACCAACAAAAAATATCAAAACAAAATCTAATGAAGTTTGAAGAAATATTTTTAGGAGTTGGTGCGGATGTACTTTCATTTATGAGTTCAGTTCTCACAGCAAATCCAGAATCTGCCAAAAGACAAATGGTAAGTAGATTGGAATCAACTATACAACAGGTAAAAGCAAGTGGTGACCCTAAACAAATACAAAAACTTAAATTAGAATTGCAAAGATTAAATGCTTTGGGTGGATTTGATAAGATTGTACCAAATGAAGGTATTGTATTTGTATATGGTGGAAACACTTATAAACTGACAGGTGCATTTGCTCCCCTAAATCAAATTTTAGGTATCTTCTTCGAAAAATAATCGTTTTATTTAATTCTGATATACTTATATATACAAATATATTTCTATCAATATGTCAAAGGAATTCCAAAAAAAATACATGCATCCAACTCGCAGAAAGTTGGTAAATATGGTATTGCAGGGTGGTGAGTATGAAAAAAATACACAAATATCATTCGCAAACTCTGATAAATCCGCAGAAAATAATCGTAAAAAAGAAGTAGGTGAACGTTGGACCGATTCAGAAGGAAAAATTTGGGAACAAACAGAGTATGGTAAAGTAAGAATAAATGAACTATCAGAAACAATGTCTGAAGTAAGAGATTATCTATCCAAATTAAATAGTTGTAAATCTGAAAATTGTAATACTATTAAATTGAGTAGAGCAGATAAAAAACTTATTTCTAAAACTGGATATTGTGCAACTTGTTTAGGTAAAAAAGAAACTTTAATAAAATTAGATGGTTTGTGGGAAGAATATGAACATTATAAAATGTTATCTAATATTATTTCAAGAGGTAAAGATATTTTAGAACAATTACATCAAGCTTACAAAGATGCAAAGCAAGAATATGAGTTTGTACATGAAGATGGTAAGATTGAAAAATGGGTATTGGAAAAAGATGTGGATGAATTAAAAGCAGAAATACTTTCTGATATTACATTTTATGAAGGTGAGGTTGAACAGGCAATAAAATGGAGAAACGAAGCTTGGGATAAATTAAAAGATAAAAACTACGATTTAGTAAAACCTCCTGTTGATTAATATGGCTACACCAACTGGAATAACACAAAAGAAATCTTTAAAAGAGATTATAGCAGAAGAATACAAAAAGTGTGCTAGTGACCCTATACACTTTATGAAAAAATATTGTATGATTCAGCATCCGGTGAGAGGTAAAATACCTTTTCACCTTTTCCCATTTCAGGAAAAAACATTAACTGGATTTAAAGACAATCGTTTTAATATAGTTCTTAAATCACGCCAAACTGGTATTTCAACTCTTTGTGCCGGATTTTCACTTTGGAATATGTTGTTTAATTCTGATTTTAATATATTAGTAATTGCAACAAAACAAGAAGTTGCTAAAAACCTAGTAACTAAAGTAAGAGTTATGCATGAACTACTTCCAAGTTGGTTAAAGGGTGGTTCTATGGAAGATAATAAACTTTCCCTTCGTTTAACAAATGGTTCTCAAATTAAGGCCATTGCTTCTTCACCTGATGCAGGACGTTCTGAAGCCTTATCACTTCTTATATTTGATGAGGCCGCCTTCATTGATGATATTGATGAAATTTGGGTATCGGCGCAATCTACACTTTCAACGGGTGGTAGTTGTATTGCACTATCTACACCAAATGGTGTGGGTAACTGGTTTCATAAAACTTGGTTAGGTGCGGAAGATGGGATAAATCCATTTAATACTATAAAACTACATTGGACAGTACATCCTGAAAGAGACCAAACTTGGAGAGATGAACAAGAAAAATTATTAGGACAAAAGAAAGCAGCTCAAGAGTGTGATTGTGACTTTGTATCTTCTGGTGATACTGTAATTGATCCTGAATTATTAATGTTTTATAAAGAAACATATTGCCAAGACCCAATTGAAAAGACTGGATTTGATGGAAACCTATGGAGATGGGAATATCCAACAGCAAATGGTTCTTATATGGTTGTAGCTGACGTTGCTAGAGGTGATGGTTCTGACTATTCCGCTTGTCATGTTATGGATATAATAAATGCAACACAAGTAGCTGAATATAGAGGTAAAATAGATACAAAAGATTTTGGAAACTTCTTAGTTAATCTTTCTACTGAATACAATGATGCATTACTTGTGGTGGAAAACTCAAACATTGGATGGGCATGTATTCAACAATGTATAGATAGACAATATAAAAACCTATTCTATATGAGTAAAGATTTGAAGTATGTAGATGTTGAACAGCAAATGAGAAACAAATATCGTGCGGATGAAAGACAGATGGTAGCTGGATTTTCAACTACAACAAAGACTAGACCTCTTATTATATCTAAATTGGATGAATATTTTAGAGAGAAAGCAGTTACAATTCGTTCTAACCGATTAATTGATGAATTATTTACATTTATATTCAATAATGGTAGGGCAGAAGCTATGAAAAGTTATAATGATGACTTGACAATGGCGTTCAGTATTGGGTTGTGGGTAAGGGATACTGCACTTCGTTTAAGACAAGAAGGTATTGACCTAACAAAAAGAACTTTAGGTGGTATTTCTTCAAACACGCAGCATGCTGGTGTTTATGGACCTTCTGATAGAGATGATAACCCTTGGAAAATGAGAATTGGTGATGATATTGAAGACCTATCACAATGGTTATAAAATGTAGGGTTTTGACAAATATTGATATTTATGGTATATGTCAAAATAAAAGGAGAATAAAATGATTAAATTAACAAATATCCTAAAAGAAGATGAGTATATTGATAAAGCATACTCAAAAGGAGATACACCGGCTGATAATCCAATAGATGATTATGATGAATTAGATGTAGAGCAAGAAGATATGGATGATTTTATTAATTATCTTAAATCTTATCAAAGTTCATTAGATGAAGCAAACTGTGGTTGTGTTTACGAAGCTGAGTATCAGGGTAGAGAAGTGAAGTTGGGTAAACCAATGGCAGGTGATGTGAAGAAATTTAAGGTATATGTAAAAAACCCTAAGACTGGTAAAGTTATTAAAGTAAATTTCGGTCAGAAGGGAGTTAAAATCAAAAAGAATAACCCTGGCAGGAGAGCAAACTTTAGAGCTAGACACAATTGTGATAATCCTGGTCCAAGAACAAAAGCAAGATATTGGTCTTGTAGAAAATGGTAAAATAAATTATGGCAGAACAATTCCAAGACGATAGAAGTTTTTTTGGGAGACTTAAAAAACTATTTTCAACAAACGCAATCGTAACCGTTGATAAAGATGGTAAACGTAGAGTAGTAGATGTTGAAGATAGACAAATGAATACAAACTTTGTAAACCTTAGAGATAGGTACACAAAGTTACAACGTTCATATTACGAAACCCATCAGGGTGCACAATCTATGGCATATCATCAAGTTCGTAGAGAACTTTTTAGAGATTATGATGCTATGGATATGGACCCGATTATAGGTTCGGCACTTGATATATACGCTGATGAAAGTACAACTAAGAACGAATATGGTGATGTACTTCAAATCAAATCTACAAATGAGAATGTAAGAGAAATGCTTCATAATCTATTCTATGATATTATGAACGTAGAGTTTAATTTGTGGCCTTGGATTAGAAACCTTGTAAAATATGGTGATGCTTTCTTAGCATTGGAAATTATGCCTGGTAAAGGTATCATCAACGTAGCACCTCACTCAACTTATAATGTAGAAAGATTAGAAGGTACTGACCCTAATAATCCTGACTATGTAAAATATAAGGTAGAATTGGATAGATTTGGTAAGAAGGAATATGAGCAATATGAGATGGCTCACTTCCGTATGTTATCAGATACTAACTTCTTACCATATGGTAAATCAATGGTTGAAGGTGCAAGAAGAATTTGGAAACAATTATCTCTTATGGAAGATGCGATGCTAATCCATCGTATTATGAGAGCACCTGAAAAGAGAGTATTCAAAATTGATATAGGTAATATCCCACCACAAGAAGTAGATAACTATATGCAAAAAATTATTAACAAAATGAAGAAAACTCCATTTGTTGATAAAAATACTGGTGATTATAATTTAAAATACAATATTCAAAACCTTACCGAAGATTTCTTTCTACCTGTACGTGGTAGTGATAGTGGTACTAATATTGAAAATCTACAAGGTTTAGAGTATGCAGCAATTGAGGATATTGATTATTTAAAGAACAAATTATTTGCAGCTCTAAGAGTACCAAAAGCATATCTATCTTATGATGAAAATGTAAATGGTAAAGCTACTTTAGCTGCAGAAGATGTTCGTTTTGCAAGAACTATTGAAAGAATTCAAAGAACAGTTGTTAGTGAATTGGCAAAAATTGCAGTAGTTCACTTAGCAGCAAATGGTATTGAAGATTCAGAAATGACAAACTTTGAATTAATGCTTACAAACGCTTCTACAATATATGAGCAAGAAAAAGTTAATTTGTGGTCTGAAAAAGTAAGATTAGCAACTGATGTTAAAGCACTTAATATGTTATCATCTGATTGGGCTTATCATAATGTATTTGGATTATCGCAGGATGAGATTGATATTGAAAGAGCTAAAGTAATATTAGACCTTAAAGACAGATTCAGACATACTTCAATAGAACAGCAAGGACAGGACCCAGCAAACCCACCACAACCTCAAAATGTGGAAGAAGAAATCAGTAAATTAAAAACTGAAATCGAACTAAATAGGGGGGTTGGAAGACCTAAAGAAGGAAACACCTATGGTAAAGATAAGCATCCATATGGTAGAGACCCATTGGGAGATAAGGAAAACCATAAAGAAAGAAAAAGAGAAGATAGAACATTAAACACTAACGCTAAGAAGCTAGCACGTGAATATATAAACGGAATTTCATCAAAAAAGAAGGTTTTAAATGAAAAATCGGGTATGCTCGATGAAAAAAACCTGTTGGATGATTCTAAAATTTAATAAAGAAAAATTTGTTTATATTTATATGTGTTAGTTTATAGGGTAGAATAAATATAGGGTAAGTAAATGAAAAAAATTAAACACTCAA